CGACGGGGATGGCGGAATTGCAGATATTACAAGCGTAGATGTCAGCGACGGCATGTTGAAAATGGATGCGCTGATTCTAGCAAAAAAAATCTACGACATGATGAACAGAATCGCCGTGAGCGACGGAAGCTACCAATCGTGGCAGGAAGTAGTGTACGACGAGAAAGCTCTGCGAATCGCAGAATCGCCTATGTATGTCGGCGGAATGTCATCAGAAATAGTGTTCGACGAAGTAGTAAGCAACAGCGCAACGGAAGATCAGCCGCTGGGAACACTGGCGGGCCGAGGAGCGGAACGCCAAGCAAGAGGAGGCAACAACATCAAGATCAAAATTCGAGAACCGTCGATGATCATGATCATTGGAAGCTTTACGCCACGCGTAGACTACTCACAAGGCAACAAATGGTGGACGAGGCTTCAGACGATGAATGACTTTCACAAGCCTAACCTCGACGGAATTGCATTTCAAGAGCTGATCACGGACGAAATGGCCGCGTTCGACACAGAAGTAAACGCCGACGGAACGATAGTATGGAAGTCAGCCGGAAAGCAAGTATCATGGCAGGAGTACATGACCAACATAGATCAGTCGTTCGGGTCATTCTCCGCATTCAGAGAACTGGCACACATGGCCATGAACAGAAGCTACGAACACGACAACACAGGGGCAATCAGCGATCTGACGACATATATTGACCCGACGAAGTACAACGTAGCATTCGCAGATGCAAAGCTGTCAGCAAAAAACATCTGGGTACAATGCGCAATCGACTGTATCGTAAGACGGAAAATGTCGGCAAAACAAATTCCTAATCTGTAAAACTATGAAAGACGAAGTAGCGGGAGGGCCGGCCTTCTCGGAAAAATTCAAAGAACTAATGCAGGGGATAATAAGTCGAGCCGAAACAAAACAAATGTCCGACGAGGAACTAAAAAAACTAAAAAAGGCAATCGACGATGAGATGATTCGAAGAGAAGTCGTAAAACACATTCAAGCCCTCGCAAATCTAATCAAATAACCAAGGTGGGGGGCAACCCTCACCTTAATTCAAAAACACTCTAAAACGTCTAAAAATGTACAAAGAATGGATTAGCTGTCAAACACACGGCATAACCAAGAATGACAGTTACGAAGCAGAGCCGCTGGAAGTAAAACTGCGCAAAGCGGCAGAAGACAAAACGCCAATCGAAGCGATTGCACCGATGATTTACACGGAAAAAAGCAAAGGGGTAATCGCTGAATACGACATCCGCACAGACAGATTCGAAATCGCGCAAGAAGCCATGGAGAAACTTAATAGCGTGAAATTTGCCGAAACAGCAAAAACAGATCCGATCGCAGGAGGAGTAGACCCGGAAAAACAAAGCGGCCGGGAACCCGGAGATCCAACCCCAAAGGGGACCCCTCATGACGGAGCAGCCGTATAATCGCACCCGTGACGAACTTTTGACAGGTCGGGTTAAAATCCGACCTTTTTAACAAAATCGTTTTTGGTGAACGATTATACTTATATAACAAGAAGGTATATTTTAGATTTTTTTACAAAAAATCACGAAAAAACTAAACGAATTGAACAATGGGATGGTTTGGAGACGCGCTCAAAAGCGCAGGAAACGCAACAGCAGACGGATTAACGGGTGGGCTCGCTTCGGGTATAACCGGGGCCGTCGGAGGCTTATTCGGCGCGATCGGCGCAAAAAAGCGCATGCAGCGCCAAGTAGACGCACAGAAACAGCTGAACGAACAAGCAGCGAAACTCAACTACGAATACGGGGAAAAAGCCGCAGAGAACGCATACAAGCGGCAAATGGAAATGTACGAAAGATCGTATCAAGATCAGAGTTACGCGGCAATGCGCGGACAAATGGAAGACGCGGGCCTATCGGTCGGCCTCATGTATGGCGGAGGCGGCAGCGGAGGAGCAGGTGGGGCCACAACCGGCGCGCCACAAGGCGAAACAGGAGGCGCCGAAGCAGGTCGAGCCGACGGCCCGGCGGCACAACAGGCAGCAGCGATACAGCAAGCACAGATGGGACTCGGACTCGTGTCGATGAAAAAAGACCTCGCAATGAAAGACGCACAGATTGACGAAATCAACGCAGCAGCGGAAAAACAGCGAGCAGAAGCAGCGCATATCGCCGAACAGAAAATCACAGAAATGCAGATGCGGCCGGTCAAGTATCGAGAGCTTCTCGAGAAAGGAAAAGGCGAGTATATTCGAAATCTGGAAAGCTACTTCGAGGACGCTATGGAAGGAGGCGAAAACGACAGACTCGACGCATACGACGACTTGTACGGAGAGCACTCAATCATCGGGCGTCGTCTGAAAACACGACAGGGAACGCAAGACGTGCTAAATACGCAGGCACAAATCTACGAACGACAGCAGAACGCAGCAGCAGCAAAGGCGCTCGCCGAACTGAATACGGAGAAGAAGAAATACGTGTACATGGAAGCACTGGCGGCGGCAATGAACGCGAATGCGCACATGCTGGAAGCAAGAGCCAAAGAACTGGCGACACTCTTCGAAACAGGTGAATACACAAACTGGAAAACCTGGGCAGATTACGCAGCGCAAGGGGCACAGATGCTCACAGACATCGCCGGGCGAGTCATTGGCTTCAGAGCTGGCGCAAAAGCACTACGAGGTCCGCAAAACGCTACGTCAAGGGTGGATGTGCCTACGATATACGGCGCCGACGGAAAGCCTGTGGCGCGGATGATATGGTAAGCGCGCGCGCACGTGTCAGACACGCGCACACACGCAACAAGTCACAACGCGCAAGCAAGGCAGGGCGGGCAACCGCTCTGCCTTCACAACAATACTATGCGCTTCGAAAGACGGTACTTTCGAGCGCGAGAACTACTACGTTTCGCCGGCCGACAGCCTTAACGGCTGGGACGCTACGCGTCTTCGGCCTCCATGGCTCCACTTCGTGAAGTATATACCTACGGTGTTATCCTTATCAATATGTGTCTGTATAGCAGAATAGGAATGAATCCTCGATACCTGCCAAATCGAAAAAACGGCGGCTTTGTGCCGGAGGCGCCGGACGTACGCGTAAAAGCTGTGCCGTTCGGATGCGGAAAATGCATAGAATGTCGCCAAAAAAAGGCGCGCGAATGGCAAGTAAGACTACACGAGGAACTGAAAGACGATGCGCGAGCACTCTTTATGACAATGACCTTTAGCGATGAAGCACTCGACAAACTGGAAAAAGAATGTAAAAGTGAAGACCCAAACGAAATAGCAGCTCGAGCAGTCAAGCTATTCGGAAAACGCTGGATTAAAAAGTACAACGAATCTATAAAACATTGGCTCGTCACGGAATTGGGCCACGGAAAAAGAGCAGAATTCCACAAAAGCACGGAAAGACTACATCTACACGGCTTTCTATGGACGAAAAAAAGTGCTGGAGAAATCGAAGAAACATGGGGATACGGATGGGTAGATACTGGTGAGTACGTAAACGACAAGTCAGTGGGCTACTGTGTAAAATACGTAAGCAAGGTAGACGCGGCGCACCCAGGATTTACAAGCAAGGTCTTCGCATCAAAAGGATTAGGCAAAGGCTGGTTAAACAGATACGACGCAAGACTTAATAAATTTCAAGGAGAGAACACAAGAGAATATTATAAAGCGCCGTCGGGGCAAAAGCTGGCCATGCCAACATACTTTCGAAACAAACTATGGACAGACGAGGAACGCGAACAACTATGGCTACAAAAACTCAACAAACAAACGCGATACGTCAGAGGCGAAAAAATCGACGTGTCAACAATGGAGGGCGAACGGGAATACGATCAAGCACTAAAATACAGACAAGACGAAAACGTAGCCCTTGGCTATCCGGCAGAACCGTGGAACTTAAAAAAATACAAAAAAAGTCGAAAAAAATTTGGATTATAAAGTTTTTTTTGTATATTTGTAATGTGAAACAAAAACAAACACTTATGGAAAAGAAAGTATTTATAGTAACGCGGAGAACAGAAAAAGGATTCGAACATTTCGGAATCTTCACCACAGAAGAACTCGCTGAGTTAGAAGCAAAAATACACTACGGGGCATACATAGCAGTAATAAAAATCAATCAACCTACAATGTTTTAAAAAACAAAACCATGACAAACAAAGAATGGAAAATCAAAAATCTGCGCCAGAGCTGGGGCGCGCTCCTCCTCGAAAAAGAATCTCTAATTAAAAAAATCTTGGATATCGAATACAAAATGAATTTAATCAAAGAAAATCTATTACGTTATGGAATATCTGAAACAATTTCTGAACTGGGCAAAGACGAAGCCGACATGGGCGAAAGTGATTATCTCGATAATTGCTTTGCTTGTGACAGTAATACTGACATTCACGAGCTGTAGTGCAAGTTATATGTTGCACAAAAAAGGCTTACACACAGACTCGGTAGAAATGTGGATAAAAACAAAAACAAACAACGCCATGTACTAACATGAAAACGAAAAAATATCTCCCAGTTACTTACGTAGACGAGGACGGGGTGATATGGACAAAACAACAACTAACTAACAAAACCTACAAAAGCTATGGCACAGAAATCATCGAACAAAAAGAACCTTACGGCACCTACGTGCACACAATCAGAAGAATCGGGAAAGTACAGGAAGCTCCTCAACAGCTCAACCTCTTCTGAAGTGAAAGAAACAACGGAAAAAGTCGAAAATTTCGACTGGGTGCCGCTGAAACGCGGGCCGTTCTACGCAGTCGGAAAACGAAAAGAAGGGTACACACTGGTACTGGCCGGGCAGGCGGTAAGCCCGGAAAAATACAAAACCATCGAAGCGGCACAGAAAGCAGTGGATGAAAAAGGGTGGGACCTCATCTTTATCGCCACAGCAGTATACCGCGACGCATGGGAAGCACAAAATCGAACGAAAAAAAAGTAGAAAAACATGGCAATCACAAAAGCACTCGGAGGCGAGAGACTCGGCTCCGGTAACAAAATGAACGTGACGCTACACGGATTCAATCGAAGTAGCCACAACATCGGACAACTGTTCAAAACAGATCAGGCAATCGGAACGCTGGTGCCGTATTTCTGCGACATCGGACTAAACGGAACAACGTATAATATCGACCTAACAACAAAAATTCGGACGCTTCCGACGAACGGGCCGATATTCGGACGGCTGAAACATCAAATCGATGTCTTCCATGCGCCCATACGGCTGTACATCAGGGTGTTACACAACAACGCACTAGGGATCGGCATGAAGATGCAAAACGTCAAACTGCCGATGATGAAACTACGAGCAAATCAGCCGGACATGACAAAAGACGATCTGAACAGTCAACAGATCAGCCAAGACAGTCTGATGGCATATCTGGGAATCCGAGGCCTTGGCCGAAGCAAGACAGGAGCAACGTCGTTTACAAGAACGTTTCCGGCAATGTTTCTACTCATGTACTGGGACACCTACAAAAACTACTACGCAAACAAACAGGAAGAAGTAGGATATGTAATTACTAGCGGCACAAACGTCATAGCAACAATAAAAGTATACGAAGGCATAAATCTAATCACAGAAGCAACACGAGAAAATCAATATCAATGGTCGAACGACGGAACGATAAAAAAAGAAACATATATAAAAATAATTTTCGACCAAAAAGTAAGCAAAAAATACGCCGCCTCCTTGAATTTAAAACTCGACGAGGACACAAGCGAATGGTTAGGTAGTGAAGACTGGGTAATAAGGAGCAACCCAATCGACATGAAAGAATCAAAAGAGTGGGATTACACATACAAAGGAACGGCAATAAGAAACATTCTCGGAAACACGGAAGCGATGGAAAAATTTTCACGAGAAAACATAAGCCTATCGCAGTTCCCCCTATCAAACATCGACGAAATGCGAGAAGCAATTCTCGCCGCACCGAAAACAGTGCCGTTCTACATCGGAGGTATGAACATGCTTCCGTATAATGCAAGCATATTAGAAGCAGTAGTAAACGAAACGAACGTACAAGGCAACGCATCGTGGTTTAACCAAGCAGGACTAGGCATCAAAACGTATCTCTCCGACCGATTCAACAACTGGCTATCGACTGAATGGAT